AAATGGCACAGTGGAACCCTATAAAATATAAGACTAAAAAAATATTACGTCAATACGGTGATGGTATAAACGCATATTTACCACCTTTGGACATAGGAGAGTCGGAATTAACTGACTCTCTTAATTGTTCGGATGATGATTACCCTTCCATTGCTGTTAGGAATGACAGACAAATATTAGAACTTCCTGCAACGTCAGAGGAAAATGCACTTGGGGTAAGGCAAGACACATATTTACATGTATTAGATGGGAGTCATTGGTTATATTCTGCTATAACAAGCACGGCGTATACTCAATTATCAAGCGCTATTCCTGCAAATGCCAAGAGTAAATTTGTTGAATTTAATACCGAAGCATTCAGATATACAATACTTGCGTTTTCTTCGGGTTCAAGTTCGGTTAATAAGGCATATGATGGGACAACAACATTAGTTGCTTTGACTTCAAATGCTCCTCATAGTAATTTATATACTGCTTATAAGTTTAGGGTGTTTGGAATAGATGATAATAAGCGTACTCTTAGATTTAGCGCTTTAGGAAGTGTTACAGACTGGATTACTTCTTTAGATGCTGGCAGTATTGATTTAACGAATGTACCGGGTGATGTAACGGCTATAACAACATTCAATGATCATATATGTATATGGACAGATAGAAGCATGTGGGAATTATACGGCAACTCCCCTACCAATTATGAAGTAACGCAAGTATCTAATGATATTGGTTGTGCTACTAACTTTTCATATATTGAATGTAAAGGAATTTTATACTTCATGGATAGGAACGGCATATATTCGTATTCGGGTGGTATGCCTATTAAAATCAGTGATAAAGTTGACAAATGGGTAAAAAATCTTACTAATTACACAAATATAAGCGCAGGTGTTAAGGGTGATAAGATTTATTTTTCTGTATGTTATGGATCTTCTACTCAAAATTTAATGCTTGTATATGATGCATATAAGCAAAAATGGTTTATAGAAGATAGCAATTTTGTTCATATGGTCAATATATCCGGTAAATTATACGCCATTTCTAATACTGGTAAAATATATAATTTAGATTATGGTACAAGAACTGGTTATGATACTTATTCATCTGGTGGGAGTAGTGCTATAACATGGGCATTTGAAACCAAAGCATATAACGACAGAGAACTTGACAAAGCTCAAGCATTGACAGAGCTATGGGTTAATCATGAGGGAACAACAAGCGCAACAATGACAATAGGATATACAACAAATGTAAATAGTACAACTTATACAGATTTTGTTGCTACTTCTGACTTCACGCATAGCACACAACCATTGAAAGAGCAGATAAATATTAAATCCACTGATTTTGAGAATGCAGAAGTATATAAACTTAAATTTAGTGGAACTGGATATAAAAAAATACATGGCGTACAGCTAAATAATATTTCTTATGGTGGAGGTGGTAGATAATGCCTACTTATCCTGGCAGGAGATACCCATTCACCGAGCAAGGGTTTTACATGTTATCAAAAGATTTGGCGTATTGGCTTAATAATCTTGATGATAATAACGTATCTCTTGTAACACAATCATCTAATGTATTCCAACTTGGAACATCAAATGTATTGGCTGAGAAAACACTTATATTTTATGACAATAGCACTAATGATGTATATGTACAAATGTCATCTAATGGTGATTTAATATTAAAAACTTATGCCGAATTAATTGTACAAGGTACTACAGTTTCAGTTGATACCACAGGCGGTTTATTATTAGCAGGGAGCACAGTAGTTATAGATAGCACTAATGATTTAAACCTCAATAGCTCAGCATTAAATATACACTGTAGCAGTGCTACCATAGATAGTACAAATGATATAAATATAAATAGTAGTGGTTTCAATCTAACACCATCTAGTTTTAATTTGACTGCTGGTGATGATGTAGAAATAAATTCAAGTGCATTTAAATTATATTGTAGCAGTATGACAATTGATACAACTAATGACATTAATATAAATAGCAGTGGGTTTAACTTGACCCCTTCAAGCTTTACGATAACTTCATCTGATGACATTATATTGAATTCAAGTAAACTTAGTATTAATTGCAGTAGTATGACAATTGACTCAACTAATGACATAACAATCAATAGTTCAGGCTTAAATATAACACCATCTTCTATGAATGTTACAGCAGACAAAGATATAACATTGTCAAGCTCTAATATTAACATTAAAAATAGTTCTAGCTTGATAATAGGTAATAATCCAAGCACTGGTTATACTGAGTTCGAGAAAGATGGAACTATTGTATTCAAAGGTGATGCAACTGTATATAAAGATATATTGCAAAATTTGCTTACTCAATCTTATGTAAACCCTGCTGCTGATATAGCATTAAATATTCCGGAGGGTAATGTAGAGTTTAAACAAGCTTGTAATTTAGGTGATTATGCAATAATGAATATACAGATAAACCATGATTGGAAAATGGGAAGTGATATAAGTCCTCATTTACATTGGGTACAAAATTCTAGTGATACTCCTAATTGGTTAATACAGTATAGATGGCAGCCAAACGGTCAACCATTTTCTACTACATGGAATTATTCTACTATAGCAAGCCATGTTTTTGCATTTGTAACAGGTACAACCATGACGCAAATAACAGGATTTGTTGACATCTCTCCCCCATCTAGTTATGGAATATCTGATATAGTACAGTTTAGAGTTTTAAGAGATGGCGATAACGACAGCGCCAAATTTGCAAGCACAGATTTACTTGGTGCTTCTGTTTATGCTTTAAATTTTGACATTCATTATGAAATAGATACTATTGGTTCCAGATTGGAATATTCAAAATAAGGAAGTGATTTAATGGCAGTTTATAACGTTGCTGACCTTCAAAATCAATATGGTTCTAACTATATGAAAGGCATACAAGAAGCGCAAAAATCAGGTAATACAGCTTTAGCCAATGCCTTGACTGGTTTAAGAAATGAGAAGATAGCATCAAGCGCAGATTTACAAGCTAAATATACACCTACACAACCTATACAACCAGTTAGCCAGCCTAAACCAGTTGTTAATGCTACTAGCAATGTAATAAATCAAATGACAACAAAACCATCTGTTAGTAATACTATCTCCCCTGCTGCTACAAGTGTTTCAAATTTGGTTAAATCTGGTCAAGTTACACCACCGAAACCAGTTACTGGCGGTGCGACTGCTCCGGTATCTCCCACACCTTTTATTAATGTTCCAATGGAAAATACACCTTCTGAAATCGAATTGAGAGATTATGCAACTCAAAAAGGTGTCAGCGTTGGTTATAATCCAACAACTGGAATGATTACTTTAAATAATGCATTAATTGCAAATCCAGCAGGATATGGATTAACTCTAAGAAATGGCAGATATTACGGTTCAAAAGAGTCGATTGACAATCTTATTAGCATGTTTTTAAAGCCACAAGTTGATGAGTCGCTAATCGAAACAACGCAACAAGATTTATTGAAGCCGTTTTTAGATGAAAATACAAAACTTAAAAGCGAATTAGCAGCACTTAAAGAGCAAATAACTCAAAATTTTGATGCAGACAAATTAAAGAATGAACAATTGTTTAATCAAATTCAAAATTTTCAACAATATAATTCACCATATCAACAATATATTGACCAAATGGCACCTAATCTTTTAAATCAATATAACCAAGAATTCAAATATGATCCTATGACCGATGAAGCATTAAAGTCTGCACAAAACCAAGTATCGCTTGCAACTAGAGAAGAAGCCGCAAGGCGTGGCGCTTTATATGGTGATACTGCACAGTCTATGGTAGCTCAGGAAATGGGCAAACTTGCCCCTCAATTTGAGGATAAAGCTTACCAAAGATATGCTGATAAGTTTGCTAAACAGATGCAAATAGCTAATTTGGTATTACAATTAGACAGTGAAGCGTATAGAAGAAATACTGATAAACTAACACAAATGAAAGACCTACTTGAGATTTCAAGAAATTTGTCTAAAGAAGATAGAGAATATTTGGCAAGCATAAAAGCTGATGTTGTTAATGAACGTACTATGAATAATCAAGAAAGAACAGCAGCATTACAACAATATAACCAAGACATAACAACAGCATTTCAACGCTCTGAATTAACAGGTGTAGTCGATAATGAAGCATCTAAAATTTTGGGCATAATGCCGGGTACTTTTACAGCGGCAGCTAAACAAGCAGCCATTGACTTAATAAACAGTAATTCTCAGGAAATAGCACGGATTGAAGCACAAAGCAAGGCAGCCGAACAGCAGTTTAAAAATGAGTTAAAAGTTCTTGATATTACACAAAAATATGACACAACTCAAAAACAAAAAGATAGAGATTTTGAAGCAACTCAAAAACAGAAAGAAAGAGAATTCCAAGCTAGTGAAAGCCAAAAAGACAGAAACTTCCAAGCAAGTGAAAATTCAAAAAATAGAGCTGCAACAGCTGCAAGAAGTTCTGGAAGTTCTGGAAGTTCTAAAGGTTCTGGAGGTTCTACAAAATTAACAGCAGATGATAAAAAACAGCTATACAATCAAATATATCTATTTTATAAAGACCAACCAGCAAAAGTTGCAAAACAATATCTTGAAGAGGACGAAGAAAAACTTATCAAAGAATTAAATCCAGATGGATATAAAAAATTATGGAACCAAGTCTTTGATGTTGCGATAAACACATACAATCAAAAAGATTATGACAGATTTGGCATTATGAAAAAAGAAAAGACAACATCAAGTTCCGACAGCTTTGTTAAAGCATTTCTCAACCCATAAATAATTGGAGGGTATTTAATGAGTATTAGGGATTTATATGATGAAATAACAAAACGCCGTGGTTATAATCAAGAGGAAACTAAAAAAAAGAAACCTCAAAAAATAAATAATATGAGTGATTTATATGAACACATAAGAACCAAAGAGCGCAAACCTATTGAAACACCAAAGTCAAATTATATAAATGAAAAAACTGTGCCAAGTATGTTAAACCCGAATAGGAAAAAAGAACCTGTTTCAACTGGGAAATCTATGCTTAAAATGGGTCTTGATATTGCATCAGGTAAATATACTCCAACATTACCCGAACCTGGTAAATCAATTAAAGAAAAAGTAATGAGCAAACAAAGCTCATATCAAGGATTGACCGATAAACAAGTATCAGAACCTGTAAATGTATTTGAAAGAATTGGGAATGTTTGGAATGAAGGACTTGACATTAAAGAAACTAATAAGATCGGCTTTTCAAAATATTCTGATAAACCACTTAAAATTGTTGGCGAAAGTCCTTCATATTATTTTTATCGACATTATGATCCTGCAAGAAATACTAATAAAGTAACTAGAATTGATAAAAAAGATGTGTCTTTTGATACTCCAGATGATAATAAAATAAATAAAATTATTTCAAAAATTACAAAAGACACAACAGATAGAGCAAATTTTGCAAAGAAAAAACAAGATGATTTTAAAAAATTACATCCAGCAGCACAGGCATTTGAAAAAGTTGGTAGTTCAGCAGCTAAGGCATTAATGGGCGGCGTTCCTACTCGTGGCGCATATGAAAGCCCATCTGAATTATCAACTGGCGATACCTTATTAGATAAGGGCATTGATACCGTTTATGATTTAGGTGGTACAATCGCAGGGTTGGCAACTAACCCATCGAGCGGAGCAATGGGCGCAAGAAGTTTACTTGGCGTATCAAATGCAATAGGTCAAAGAATGTTACCTAAAATAACACCTAAAATAACTCAAAAATTGCCAACTGCTGCAAGAAATATTATTAACACAGGTTTAGAAGGTGTTACAACTATGCCATTGATTAGCGGATATGAAAGTTTAGCACAAGGTAAAACACCTATGCAAATGGCTGAAAAATTTGGAACTGATATCGCAATGGGTGGATTATTTGGAGCAGGGCTAGGCGCAGGTGGACAAGGTATAAGAGAAGTAACAAAAAGAAGGCAATTATCTAATATAATTAATAAAACAGATTTACCTAATAATTATATTAAATTTGGAGAAGAACAGGCTAAAAGAAATATAATGCCACCAAAAGAACCTATACCGAAAAATTTATTAGGCTCTCCAGTTTCTAAACCTACAGCAGTTACCAAAACGCCAGGTATTTATACAGGTGATTATTTGCCATATGCCAAAAAACCCAACGCAACACAAGCAACCAAAACACTCCCAACAACTAGAGAATTGCCAGATGCTACAAACTGGACAGAAAAAGACTTTGACAATTATTATAAATTAGGCGAAAAGCCTAATAATAATAATCTTATAAGGCTTGTCGAAGATGTTGGGGCAAGAGTAATAAGAAAAACAAATATTACCAACCCCAAAGAAATGGTTAAACATTATATTAAAAAATATAATCTGCCCGATAATGTAGAATTTACACAAAAATATAATAAAAAGGATAAAGGTGCTACTATACCTATCATGGGTGAAACAGGTAAAATTATAGGTGCAAAGATAAATGTTGTAAAAAAAGATATGTCACCCGAAGCGCAAATAGGAACATTGCGCCATGAGATTGAACATTACAAAGACTTAGTTGAAGGTCATACAGGGACTAATAAAGCCCCAAATCCTGCAATGAAATCAACAAGAGAAGCTATGGAGCTTGCTGGTAAAGACCATCATAAAAACTATGGGTGGTTTGACAGGGAATATTTATATAATGCACTTAAAAAAGATAGTCAGAGAAAGTCAAACTTAACAAATGTTGAACCAACACAACCAACACAACCAAAACAACCTGTTATTGAACAACCCAAAGAAATTGAGACACCACAGCAACCCATTGCAAAGCAACCAGAACAACCAATTGTTAAACCTATAGAACAAAGCTTTGTTAATGAACAGCCTACACCAAAAGCACAAGAACCCTCTCCCCCACCTTCTAAACCAACAAAAAATAATTTTGATGAACCTGAATCAGATAAAATAAGCCGATTTGCACAGCGTACAGTTGACCAAGAAGTTGGGTATAAATCATATAAGGTTAAAGATGTTCAAGAACGTGCTACAAAACAAGTTAAAGAGAATTTTGAAGCATCTTATGAACGTATAAGAAGCCTTGATAAAATGCGTACAGAGGATGATTTTGAGTTAGCTTCTAAGGTTTATGATGAACTTATGAAGAAAGGCAGAATATCAGAAGCGCAAGAAGTTATGGCAAAGAATACATTATCACTTACTGAAAGCGGTCAGCTCATAAGAATGGCAAGAGAGCACGGCAAACAAACTCCAGAAGGCGCTGTTAGATATTATAAGAAAGAGCTTCAAAAAGCACAAAACAAATTTCCCAAAGAGGTTAAAGATATAAATAGCCAACTTGATGATTTACAAAGCACAATTAATAAACTTGAAGCAAATAAATCTAAATTATCAGGTGAAAAACTTGCTGAGGTTGATAAAGAAATAAAACTTAATTTACAGCTATTTGAAGAAACACAAGCTAAATTACCTAAACGATATAGAGACGCAAGGTTATCTCCAGAAGATGAAGCCAAAATATATGAAATGCAGGAACAAATTCGCAATATTACAGATGATGAAGAAAGGCTTTTAAAAGTAGCTGAACTTAATGATTTTGTATCAAGGAAAATACCTTCTACCATTGGCAAAAAGATATCAACAATACAAACAATGAGTCAGTTATTAAATAGTAAAACTGCAATTAGAAATTTAACTGGTAATACAGCGTTTACAGTAGCTGAGAATGTTTCTGATGTAGGAGCAACATTTGCCGATGTTCTTTTATCTGGTATAACTGGTAAGAGGTCTAAAACATTGCCAGACATTGTTGAACAAGCAAAAGGATTTAAAGAAGGTTTCAAGCAAGGATTTAGGGACTCTATCAGAGGCATTGATACTTCTGGTTTTGGTACTCAATATGATATACATGGTAAAGTTTTCAATGATAAGTTCTTTGGTACATTGGAAAAAGCTTTAAATTTAACATTAAAAGCACCTGACAGAGCGTTTTATAAAGCTGCTTATAATAAGTCAATTGCCAATGCTAAGAAAGTAAATAGGCTTAATAAGGTTTCAAATCCTGATACCGTTACACCTGATATGATAGAACAGGCACATCTTGATGGTTTATATGCAACATTTCAAGACAGCAATAAAGTATCAGATGCTTTTGTGCAAGTTAAAAAAGCTTTAAATTTTAATCGAGACTTTGGACTTGGTGACTTGGTATTAAAATATCCTAAAACCCCTGCTAATTTGCTTATGCGTGGCATTGATTACTCCCCTGCTGGTATTGGTAAAGCGTTGTTTAAAATGACAAAATTGATAAGAACAAAAGATGTTAAACTTCAAAAGCAGATAGCCGAAGAATTATCAAGAGGTACTCTAGGATCATCAGTTATATTTGGCGGTGGTTTACTATATGGACTTAAAATTATACAAGGTAAAAAAGAAAAAAACAAACAAGTATATGAGTTTAGGCGTGATATTGGTTTAGATAAGTACACTTTAAATACTGATGCTTTGTATAGATTTGTTGCAAGTGGTTTTAATCCAGAACTAGCCAAACCGCAAAAAGGTGATAATATGCAGACATACGATTGGAACCAACCATTGTCCACTCCGTTTTCAATGGGTGCTAATGTAAAACAAGGTCAAGATAAAGGTAAAATTAATCCTTTAGATTTACTTGGAACTGCTATAATTTCTATTGAGTCATCATCTGATACATTAGCAACACAACCATTATTGCAAGGTATATCAAATTTATTTAAATATGGCGATATTACAGAAGGTATAAAAGAAACATTCAAAAATATGCCAGCATCGTTTATTCCTACTTTATCAAATCAAATAAGACAAATACGTGACCCACATGTAAGAGATACCGAAGCCGAAGAAGGAAGCGCTATAATTAACAAAGATGTTACCGATACAATAAACAGGATTAAAAATAAATTGCCTGTATTATCGGAGGGGTTGCCTAAATTTGTTAGCAGAATTGGCAAAGATGCAAAATATACTACCAGTAATAATGTAGCAAAGCAAATATTTGATACTTTCCTAAGTCCTTCCATAACAAAGAAATATGAAGAAACATCAGGTATTAAACTTGTTATGGATTTATATGATAAAGTTGGTATTCCAGATCCCGAAAAAGGTATTAGGTATATACCTAGAAAAGCTCCCGAAAAAATATCAATAGAATACAAAGATGATAATGGTAAAAATCAATCATTAAAAATACCGCTGACAAAAGATAATCAAGCCATCATGCAAAAAGTCATGGGTGAGGTTTCTGTAAAAGTGCTGGACAAACTTGCTAGTAATCAGGAATTTAAAAATCAGGACGTAAAAACCCAAGCAGATATCATTGAAAAAATACTGAATGAAATCGGTGATGAAAGCAAGAATTATATGTTAAAAGAACTATTGAAGCAAAAAGCAATGAAAAAGAAGTAGAGGTGTTGTTATGGAGTCAGCGTTAATACAGGCAGCAGCGGAAAAAGGCATTTTTGTTATATTATTTGTTTTTTTGTTACTGTATCAAGTTAAATCTAATGAAAAAAGAGAAGGTAATTATCAAAGTATTATACAAAATTTAGCTGAAAAATTTGATATAATACGAGATATCCAAGAAGATGTTAAATGTATTAAAGACAAGATTGAATGTCATAAAGCCGAATAAGAAAGGAGTTGACAGCTATGCGTATTTGTATAGATGTGGGGCATGGTGGAACTGACAGCGGAGCAGCTTACAATGGATATTTAGAAAAAAACTTAAATCTAGCTTATGCAAAAGCAATATATACTATATTGACGGAATATAACTGTGATGTATTTTTGACTCGCAAAGATGACATGTTTATAGAGCTTAATCAACGTGCTAAATGGATATATGACTATAATCCTGATGTATGTATTAGTTGCCATATGAACGCTGGGGGCGGCAGTGGTACAGAAGCGATATTGAGTTTACATGCCCCTGACTACGTTAAAGCCCTTGCAACTATGATTACCAAAAATATTAGTAAAACTTTTGGATTGAAAAACAGAGGAACATATAGCCGTGAGTCAAGCAAGAGTACTAAAAATAATATTTTGGATTATTATGCAGTTCACAGAAAAGGAAGCCCCAATGTTATTATATTAGAACCGTTGTTTTTGGACAGTAATAATGATATTAAACTGGTCAAAAATGATAAATTCATTGATAATCTTGCATTTACTGTAGCAAATACTATTATTACAGCATTGAAATTAACAGTAAAAAAATCGGGTGACAAGCCAGTGCCCGATGATTTATTAACTAAACCGCATTGGGCAGAACCATATTATAACAAACTGCTTGAACATGGCATAAAAATTGACAATCGTGATTTTGATAAAAATATTACAAGGGGCGAAGTATTCGCACTAATTTGTAAATTATTAGACGCTAAGCAATAAAAAATAACCCCCATTATTTGGGGGTTATTTTTTTATATTAAAGCGCCATTTTTATTACTCCTTAACAATTTTTATAGAATATCCTAGTATTTCTTCAATTTCTCTAACGGTTAAAACCTTTTCTTCTTTATCGAAAATACTTTTATCAACATATTTAAGAGCATCGCCATTTTTCCTTACTGCTTCTAAACAGATTTCAGGAGTTTGCTCTTTAACATATTGAAGAGCATAACTATTTTCTTTCACTGCCGCTAAACAGATTTCAGGAGTCTGATCTTTAACAAATCGAAGAATATAACCACTCTGTTTCACTGCTACTAAAGCGGCTTCGCCCGACAAATTTTTTATATCCTCTTCTCTTCCGTTTACTTCTTTTAAAAAATCTTTTAATGTCATTTTTATCCTCCATTTTTGGGTTATTTTTTTATTGATACACTATATTACCTTACCTCCATGCCTGTGAGGTCTTGTTTTATTATATTCGTGTTTTATTTTAATTGCTTGTTCTATGTCTATTCCAGCATGTCCACAATAGTCTAATATTCGTATAATACAGTCAGCAAGCTCAATCGGCACACCCTCAGGTTTTTTATTTCCACCGTGACCATCACAGCCAGCATTGCATAACGAACAGTCGCTTGGACACATGCCAGAATAATATATTTTATTGACAGCATGTCCGTTCCGGTATTCCTCCAATGCTTCTGACAGTTCAGAGTGACAGAGTGCTATTATTTCCCCAAATGTTCGTTCCTCAGTCCACCAGCCTTTGTCCTGACTGTTATTATGTATTTTGTACATTAGTTCGTTTAAGTCCATTTATTTATTCCTCCTCCGTTTCTTGTGCCGGTAATGCCGATATAATATCTGCAAACATTTCAACTGCTTCAAACTGAGCGTCATCATTTTGATGTACATATTCCTCGCATCCCCAAAATTCTTTGTGTTTATTTACATAACTCATAACTATTGATAATATTTTATCTTTATCCATTTATTTGTTCCTCCCCAAAATATTCGTTTATTTCTTTAAGCCAATATCTCACATCTTCCATATCCTGCACATCGTTGTCAATTACTTTCAGCAATATCACTCTTACGCTGTCAGTAATCCTTTCAAGAGCAATATTATTTTCTTCAAGTGCTCTAATGTATGAATCATTCATTATGGTTGCTCCTCCAGTTCTTGCAGTAAATTACGAGCAAACATTCTGCCATACAATTGGCTTTCCACACACATTTTTAAAACATCAATTAACCGTTGTTTGTCTTTTAGTAATTTAATTGGACTGTCAATATACTCACACCTGTCAATTCTGTGACATTCAGTGTCTCCACCGCTAACAATAGAACCGCATACATCACTACAACATTTTACTATTCCGTTTTCAACCCATATTCTAGACATTGTAATCCTCCCTCTTAATAAAATAATCGAAATATTTTTGAAATATGTTCGGCATTAACTGCAAAAACTGACTTAACACCAACTCTGCAATCTCTTTCATTTGTGGGTGTGGTTTTCCTGTCGTTCCCACATAACGCAAATCGAAAAAATGCATCCACTCCCTGAGATTAGCTGTCATAATAACCTCAGTTTTAAGGCTGTTTGGTAATATTGTCCTTGCTTGCTCTGGTGTTGCACCAAGCTGTATTAATTTTTGATATATAGACTCAGATGTTGACATAACCCAGAACCATTCACGATACATTTCTTGACCACGTTCTGAAAAATCCCAGAAACATGGATTAATAAATGTCATTTCATTATTATAATTACAATACCGTGTGCTCTCCTGTGCATATGAGGCAAGTCTGTGCCTAACTAATTCGTGTGACACTCCCCTATCGCATATTATTCTTACGCTGATGGAATAATGTTCTAGCATGGACATGTGTTTCTTGTCTAGCAGCATATTAAATATTTTTATTGCACTGTCAGGTGTTATTTTATCTTCGCTTTTGTAACAGTTCCTTGCACATAATTCTATATGTGCAAGGATTTCTGTTTCGTTTATTGGTGTTAATATTTCTACTGATGGATTAATTATTTTCATTTTTTACCTCCAATTAAGCCATTTCCCAAATTACCATTATCCAGTGAGTTAAGAATAGCATCTATTATATTAATTTCCATGCACCCTAGCATTTCCATGCACCATAGCATTACCATACACCTTAGCATCACCATACACCCAAGCATCACCATACACCCAAGCATTACCATACACCTTAGCATTACCATACACCTTAGCATTACGATACACCCTAGCGTCACCATACACCATAGCATTACCATACACCCAAGCATTACCATACACCCAAGCATTACCATACACCCTAGCATTACCATACACCCAAGCATCACCATATACCCTAGCATTTCCATGCACCCAAGCATTACCACTATGACTCAGGTTTTCAACTTTTTCTATATAACCACCTAAATCACCTGCTTTAACATCATTAAAGCATTTTATTGCTTTAATGCGGTATAGCTTTATGCCATAGTGTTCTGTACAATCATTTGTTAATTCATACTTCATTGTTATACTCCTCCAATTCTATTAAAGTTAAAATGCAATAATTAGCTAAATCCATCAATGTGTCTTCAAGTTGTTCGTCTTTGACGTTATTCTCTGCACCTGTAGCAAGTGCCTTGATACGGTTAAATTTATCCTGCATTCTTGTTACTGCCGATATGATGCCTAATTCTTGAAATGTTTTTCCAAAACTATCACCATATGCAGCATTTTTATTTATGTATATGGTGTTTAAATCTTCGCATATCTGTTTATGTCTTATAAATTTATCCATTTCTAACCTCCAAATATCTGTATTCAAGTCCATCAGGCGTACGCTTTTTGACTTCAACCTTTTTATACGGCAAATTGCCCTTAAACTGTGGATGTATTTCCCATTGACTGAACCACTCAGGAGCTGACTTGCCAAATATATCAAAAGAATTTCCTGTCTCAAATGTAAATTCCTTTATTTGCAACTCCACCTTGCCTTCTGGCATTGGAAGCCTCATTGTTGCATTGTGCCAGCTTTCCCACGGTGTATAGCTGACCTTCCAAGCCCATATTTTGCTATCTATTAATACCGCACAAGTATATAATTTATCCATCGTTCACCTCGCTTAACACAGCATCTATTAATCTACATAGCGGAGGGAGTCCAGCATATTTATCCTGTCCTCCTATTCCGTTACGTTTCCAAGTGACCTTGTTATGTCTAATATATTTCAGCGTTTCAATTAGTTTATTTTTATCATGCTGTAGTTTATCTATGTCATGATTAAGCTTAATAATTTCAGTTTCAAAATCCGAAGCAATTTGTCTTGCCATATCGTCATATTCGCTCTCATGCATTACTTTATTACCTCCTTAGCAATTATTGTTATTTTTTCTAAACCTATAATGCTAACTACACCTGTCAGCATCATAATATACCTAATCCATTTTTCTCCCCTGCCATTGTATTTTATATCTGCCAGCCTGTAATTTTTATCCGTCAGAGGGTAGAATATTTCTATTCCCTTGCCATTAAATAAGTCTATTGCTATATGACTAAACCAACCTATTGCCCCACCTAATATTATATAGTTTCCGCTCGGTGCTATATATGCACATACTAATAACATTATTGTCCATATGATGCTGTGTGTCTGTCCACGGTGTCGCAATGATTTGTATTCATGATCTATGTCTGGGAGCATTGCTGTGCACAATGCTCCGCAGACTAGTTCAATTGGAGGTATGTTTGTAACTTGCGCTGTAACTAATGCTGTGGCTACTGCTGTTACTGTGTGGGTCGCTCTAGTCATTATCTATCGCCTCCCACTCTGCTTCAATGTATTTAAACACGCCTTTGCACTCATTACAGCGGAACATTTCGTATAATTCGCCAAGATAATAAACTTTCTTTGACTTGCAGTAAGGACACAATGCTCTCATTTTACTTTTCGCCTCCCTTTTCTAATATTCTACCTCCCACTCTGCTCCTAGTCCGGCTATATTATTTTCCCATGACTCAGTATGCTGTCTATCATCCAGTCATACCCGTAAAAGCCTTTTGAATTTTTCCTCATATATTCAGCCTCTTTGCGGTCTACTTCTTTTACCAGTACATTAACGCCCCATCCATCACTGAAACGATAATAGTGATTACCAATAATACCATTAAGTTTTTCAAGTGCTAATTTGCTCTTTCCATAAATATTTGTATAATTTATAACTTCAGCGTAATAGTTTTCAGAACCTGCATTTGGCATAATAAGTCGAAATCCTAAAATCATTTTACATTCCCCCTTTACATGCTAATTCCCCTTGCATTTCGGGCATAAATCAAGCCATTTACCATCACTCCAAGCACAATTCCAACCCATTTTTACTGTATAATTTAAAGCATCGTCGCAACTTTCAAATGTCACTTTTTCTTCATGCTTGCATTTATCGCATTCTAACTTATATATTTGTTTAATCATTAGCATTGACCTCCTTTAGTTTTTCTTTTGTAAATTATGTAGCAGATACCAAAAATTACAGCTATTGCAATCCAGTTAGATTTTATACTGTCTAAGTTTATTGTGACTTGCTTTTGTATGTCTTTGGTAACCTGTTGTAAATCGTTGATTGATAAAAACACAGCTGCACCAATGATGATAATAATAGTTTTTAATTCTTTCATAATATACCCCCTATTCATTAATTATCTGTAAGGCTTGTGTACAAGCCGTACACAATCATGCATATTTTTTTAGTTTGTTTAAATCATTCACAAATGTTGTTAATCCATCGACCTTTAGTATTTTTTTGCGTTCAAGGTAATCCTTGGCTTTTCTTAACTTATCCCGTGAGTAGTTAAGTTTTTTCGCCATTGCTGTCAGTCCGGGGCAAGATGTGTCGTTTGGGTTTTGCTCAATCTTTTGTAGTGCTGCTTGTGCGTATAACTGCAATGCTTCTTCTATTTCAATTTCTTCTGATAGGGTAGATGTCACGTCAGAACGTTGTTTTTTTTTACTATCAATGTCAATTACGTTTTTATCCGAATTGTTTGAACGTTCAGTATTAACCAACGTTTCAGCATCTTCATAAACAGTATATCGTTTAAGAACTTTTCTATTTTTTCTCTTTAATTCAACAAGTGCTAGGACTCCAACAACCTCAATCAAAATAGCAACAAAGCCGAAAAATATATCTTCATGTGACTTTTTTGTAAATACCCCTGTAAAGCCTTTATCAATATTTGTGGCAGGGGAGAAGGACGACAATTTTACATCCAGCCCTTCTTTTTGTAGTTTAGTTAATTCATCTGATTTCTGATGAATTAATTTATTATATTTAGTCGCTGTACGTTCACGCAAAGTCCTGTATTTTACAGGATTAAATTTTCCAACCTCTTTTATTTTCTCATTCTCGAGGTCTTTAAGTTCAGCATTCAATCTATTAATCAATCTGTCACGGTCTACAATTTTTTTCTGTTGGGTTTTAAATTCTGTACTATTATAAATAAAATCATTGTGAATAGTTGATGCTTGATTTTTTGCAAGTGCGAATGAAGCAACTAGCGAAAATACTATAGCACCTATACCAACAAAGCCAAATAGAAACCTTATGCCCATATGCAAATCTTTTGCTGTCAATGCTGTTGCGGGGAAGTGGAACTTCGCCATTTCGAGACCTACACCCAAAGCGCCAAATACTATCATTGCCCACAACTCAGCACCTTGACTTTTCATCAGGAATATTGAAAATGTTACAGATGCACCAAAACATATAAAAACAATAGCAGCTGGTAATATTTTTTTCTTATCAAACGCTTTTCTTGCTTCGATTTTTGACATAAATATACCCCCTTATAATTAGTTGAGTGGATGCTTTACTTAATTTTCCAAGCAATCACAATACCTATAACAATCAAAACCATTCCGCAATAAATGCCATTAGATGCAACTGCCAAAACCACTGCTGAAATGAAACAAATAACTGCTAATAATTTGCGGTTCATAATATACCCCCATCTAAATATTTTTTTAATCCTGCAACTTAGTATCGTCCGACAGTTTGAAGCAGCAAAGGGAATTGAATGTAGTTCCACGCCTTGCAGCTTCTTCTTTTAAACTTTTGTGAATCATTTTCGGTATCCGTAACGTTGTACGGATATAGTCTTTAGTATTCTTTGACGCCATTTTGTCACCTCCCATAATATATTATAAACCATATCCCAAATAAAAGCAAGCTATAAAAATATTGATTATAATTTTTTATATAAAATGAAACAAAAAATAATATAATAAAATAAAAATAGCTAAAATATTAAGTAAGTTGACTTTAAACTAAGATAAATATTAAAATATTAAGTTATTCGCACAAAATCGACATTGTATATCAAAACCAGTGTTGGTATAATTAGAACATGCTTTAAGAAAACTTCAAGATAACAAATCTAGTTCTCGAAAAATAATTTCTTAGTTTTTCAAAATAATCTTAAATAACAAAATAACAGGGGAAATAATTATGAAAAAAGCAATATTTTTTATTGATTTAAGAACACAAAAAACGTGTTCAAACTGCCGTTCTTGCGAGAATGGCAAGTGTATCAATCTCAAACATATTCTTGATGCCTCAAACTTCAATTCTAATTTTACCGAAAATTCAGCTAGTTTACCCGACACAAAAACTTGCCAGCATTGGGCAATAGAAAGGAGGGTAAACAATGTTTAAATGTCCTCTTTGTGGTAAAAAACTTTACGACATTGGGACACATCATAAAATACACAAAAAAACTTACAAAGAATTTTATGAGCTTTGTAAGAAGGTCAGTCCTGATGTAGTAGTAAATCAATTTTACATACCAACCAAAAAATAAATAGGAGGTTATTACCATGGATGGGTATTATGATTATTTGTATTTATGTGACCGTTTGGACGAAGAAAATGGACTAGCTCCTGAAGACGAACTAAAGGAAAAAGAACAGCAGGAAAGAGAACAGCAGGAGAGGTATGACAGAATTATAAAATGGTACAGCGGAGAAAAAGAAGAAGAAGAACCATATTTTTAAGGGAGGTATAGAAATGTGTGATATGTGTAAAAAATGCAGAAAAGATTGTAATTGGTGTGAGTATGGCGAAGAGGGTTGTTATGGAGATGCCAACAGTTGCGCCAAATATATGCCAATTACAATCGAAACAACATGTTTGATTGATGAATTGTTAAGTAACATTGACATAAAACGCACTGGAAATGTGTATATAGAACAAATTCAATATGAAATAAATAAATATAGGGAGGGCGTGTAATATGAAAGGGTATAAAGCCTACGACAAAGGCATGACTTGCAGAGGATTTAAGTTTGAAGAAGGCAAAGAATACAAGGAAGATAAGGCAATATGTTGTGACGCTGGATTTCATTTTTGCGAGAACCCATTAGATGTACTGAATTATTACAATCTATGTGACAGTGATTTCTCAGAAATTGAAGCGATAGGAAACATACATAAAAAAGAGGGCAGTGATGATACAAAAGCAGCTACAGATCAAATAAAAATTGGTGCTAAATTAGATTTAGCAGGTTTTATTAAGGCAAGTATTAGTTATATTGCAAAAAAATGCAAACAGACAGAAGATAATGGAGACGGCAGTCAGCTTGCATCATCAGGAGACGGCAGTAAGCTTGCATCATCAGGATATAACAGTCAGCTTGCATCATCAGGAGACGGCAGTAAGCTTGCATCATCAGGATATAACAGTCAGCTTGCATCATCAGGATATAACAGTCAGCTTGCATCATCAGGAGACGGCAGTAAGCTTGCATCATCAGGAGACAACAGTCAGCTTGCAATTAACGGCGAAAATTCCGTTGGTGCAGCAATAGGCATTAACGGCAAAATAAAATCAAAAATTGGCAACTGGATTACACTTGCCGAGTGGAGATATGTAGGGAATAAATATGTAATATCATGTGTAAAGTCTGCACAGGTTGACGGCATTACAATCAAAGCCGATACATGGTATAGGCTACAAGATGGCGAATTTTTAGAATTTTTAGAAACTAGTGAGGAGTGATGGTTTTGAACGTATATCAAAAATTACAGCTTTGTAGATGCGAGCTACAAAAGATGTGCCTTAAAAAGTCTGGACAATTGTTAAGTAACATCGACATAAAACGCACTGGAAATGTGTATGTAGAACAAATTGAATATGAAATAAATAAATATAGGGAGGTAAAAAAATGAGCACTTTAACAACATATAACGAAGGGTTTGCTTTTACGCAAGAGCAAATCAAAATAATAAAGTCGCAAATTGCCAAAGGTGCGACTGATGACGAATTAAAAATGTTTACAACGATTGCGGAAAAGTACGGATTAGATCCTTTTTTGAAGGAAATTTGGTTCATAAAATCAGTAAAAAAAATCAAAAAAGGAAAGGATAATTTTGGAAATGATATTTGGGATTATCCAAGGTTAGCAGATGGAACCGTGGACTATAGCAAGGCAGAAACACTTATATTTACATCTCGGGACGGATATCTCAAAGTAGCACAAAGAGATCCTAATTTTACCGGACTTTTGAGTATGGCAGTTTGTGAGGGTGACAGCTTCGAGATTGATGCTGAAAATTACAGAGTGTCTCATAAATTTGGCGCAAAGCGTGGCAAGCTAATTGGCGCATGGTCAAAGGTTGACCGTGCCGGTAGAAAGCCTGTCATAACATATATCCCAATTGAAGAATACCGGAGCGAAAAATCCACTGTTTGGAAGCAGTACCCGACAGCCATGATTATAAAAGTTGCCGAGGTACTAGCACTAAAAAGACAGTTCGGCATTTCCGGACTAGTTACAAAAGAAGAAATGAGTCATACACTTGATGATATTCCACAGGATATCATCGAAGCTGAAATAATTGAAGAACCAAAACCGCAACCCAAACCGCAAACGAATTCACAACTAAGCGATAAACAAATACAGCGACTTTTTACAATCGCCAAAAATGCTCAATTATCCGACGATGATATACATACTTGGATTAACGGCAGATTTAAAAAAACATCAGTTAAAGAACTTACAACGACAGAATACAACCAACTTTGCGACGCACTCGAAAAATATAAATCAAATTTAGGAGGTAACAAATGAACAAAATAGTATTAATGGGGAGACTGACAAAAGATCCTGAGCTGAGATACACAAACAACAACACAGCGGTTTGCAAATTTACATTAGCAGTAAACAGAAGATTTACTAAACAAGGAGAAGAAAAACAAGCAGATTTTATATCAATTGTAGCATGGGACAAGCTTGCAGAATTTTGTGGGAAATATTTTGTAAAAGGGCAACAAGTTGCTGTTATCGGGAGATTGCAAACTAGAACTTATGATGATAACGAAGGTAACAAACATTACGTTACTGAGGTTATTGCAGATGAAGCTTATTTTGCAGACAGTAAGAAAAATACAACGCAAGACACAGAAAATAAAGACTTTGGAGATGCTTTTGAAGCTGATAGTGATGTAGAATTGCCATTTTAATTGGATAGGGGTGGTATAATTGCCTGATATTAAGTGGATTAAGATACTAACAACAATGTTCGATGATGAAAAGATTAGGTTAATCGAAAGCATGCCTGACAGAGACACAATTTTAGTCATTTGGATAAAACTACTAGCACAAGCTGGAAAATGTAACGCCAGCGGATATTTACTACTTGCCCAAAACATACCATATACCGATGAAATGCTTAGCACAATCTTTAATAGACCGCTTAATACAGTGCGAATGGCTTTAGAAACATTTAAAACCTTTGGTATGATTGACTGTGATAATTCATCGATTGTAATAGCCAACTGGGAGAAGCATCAAAATACATATGGAATGGAACTTATCAGGGAGCAGTCAAAGAGAAGAGTGCAAAAACATAGAGAAAAATTAAAAGAATTAAAACAATGTAACGTTACATGTAACGCTACAGTAACGCACTGTAACGCACTAGATATAGATAAAGAATTAGATATAGATAAAGATATAAATAAAGATAATACATTGTCAACGGATAGCTCCATTGACCGTGTTCCTTATCAAAAAATAGTTGATTTGTATAACAGTATTTGCAACACTTTACCGACAGTTAAGGACTTGACAAACAAAAGAAAAGACGTTTTAAGAGTGTGTTATCGTGAAAAGAAAAGCATTCAGTACTTTGAAGAGTTGTTTAACAAAGTAAATTCCAGTGATTTTCTAACTGGAAGAGATGGGAAATGGCATAAGTGTTGTTTTGACTGGATTATAAAGCCTTCTAACAGGCAAAAAATATTAGAAGGTAATTACGATAACCGGGAGAAACTATTTAACAAATTATCGTCAAATCCATTTGATTAAGGGGGTGTAGAATGACAGCAGATGAAACCAAAACAGTATTAAAGCTACTCAGAGTAGCATATCCGAATTTTTACCGTAACATTACAGCCAAGGAAGCAAACGACATAATCGACGTATGGGCTGTAATGTTTGAAGATGAACCTTTGCCACTTGTGTTAGAAGCAGTAAAAGCGACAATTGCCACGAAGAAAGACTTTCCGCCAGACATAGCAACGATAAAAGAGAAAATACAGCTTATCACACAACCATGCGAAATGACAGAGATTGAGGCATGGAATATCGTTAAAAAAGCGGTATCAGTATATAACACTCAAGAAAATTTTGAACGACTACCCGAAACACTGCAAAAACTTGTAGGAAGTCCGTCGCAACTAAGGGAATGGGGATTGATGGACAGTGAAACATTCGGAAGCGTAGTACAAAGCAATTTTATGAGGTCGTATAAGGCAAGAATACAGCAGAAAAAACAATTACAAGCATTGCCTGAAAGCACGAAAAAAATGATAAAAATGTTATCAAACAATTTAAAAATGATTGAAGGTGGATAAAAATGTATGGCATATACGACGAATTTAACAAAGCTTTATTAATCGGCAAATGGGAACATCGTGAGATAGCGCAGATAATAGCGAATGGTCTAAACGCCAATTTAAGAAAAAAGAACAACAAAAGTAAAGAAGAAAACTTGTCAACGGATAGATACAAGGTAGTACCAATAGATCAAAGGGGGATAAAGATATGAATAAAACAAGAAAAACACGCACAAGCAATGAAAGGATAAACAATATCAGAGAGCTATTTTCGCAGGGTCTGAAACCGCTCGAGATTGCAAGACAGATCGGAGCATGTACTCGAACTATAAAAAAATTCACTAAAGGCATGGAAAAGCCCAAAAGACAAATAAACTTTACAATGCCAGACAAAAAATTATCTAAACGCCAACAATCAGTATATTTATATCGTGCAGGTGTGAGGATAGACGATATAATCAAGGTTACCAAAAACTCATACATATACGACATGCTAAAAAAAGATGACATCGAAGAACGCATAAGAAATGGCGGTAAAGTTAGTATTGATATTATGTATGAGTTTGGATTAATGAGCTATGATGATGAACCAAAGGCTATAAAGACAGTGCAATACATATCGCTGGTTGATAAAGCAATTAATGATTGGAAGCAAAGGAAGGTGGCAAAATGATACAGTTTTCAGTTGCAGGAAATCCAGTCGGGAAAGCAAGAGCAAGAACATTTTTTAACGAAAAAGGGGAACACGTAGTAACCACAACACCGGATAAAACGGTATTATATCAAAATTTAGTTAAGGTAATTGCACTAGAATCCATGAAAAATAACAACATTGAGTTGACCGAAGAACCTGTATCAATGGAAATAAAGGCATATTATCAAATACCGAAAAGCGCAACCAAGAAACTAAAAGCATTGATGGCAGAAAATAAACTGCTACCATGCAAAAAGCCCGACATTGATAACGTAATAAAAATTATAGCTGACTCGCTAAATGGGATTGCATACAAGGACGATACTCAGATCGTAAAATTAACAGCACACAAACTATACTCAGACAATCCGAGAGTAGAAATAAAATTAAACATTGTACAAGCTTAAAATATATATCTACAAAGCGCATAGACCTATCTAATTTTAAAATAATTATTAAAAACGACTAATTACTAATAATAAATATTAATACGCTAAAATCAAAAGATAGATAGGTCTATGAATGAAATCAAAATATAACTGGATTGGAGGTATAAAATTGAAAATTAAAAAAGAGTGGAGAAGTGCAAAGGGGATAACTCCGCAAAGTTTAGAAACGAATGATGGGACATGGGGCATTAAAATAGTTGATGATGATTTTTTTGAATTATATCACTACGACAAAGAGGTCGGAGTGGATGACAAAATAAATTTCGACTCAGAAGAATTGGAAACATTAATTAACATTCTTACAGCAGCAAGAAATATAAATCCGTTTACTTTTGAAGCAATACAAAAACATATAAATAATAAAAAATAATAAAAAGGGGTGCTAATAATGGGTAAATTATCAAACAGTGATTACAAAAAAATGGAATGGGAAATCTCAAACGATGGAAACAAAAAAATAACAGTATTATGGGGACAAGCAAGCATTGCATATTCAGAAGGGAAATTAATTATTGCTTATGATGGAACAGAATACCAGAGATTTAATAATAGACCGTATGAACATTTGAATACACGCCAAACGCTGGGAAATGTGACAGAAAAGCAAATTAGGGGAGAATGGACGATAGTGGGTGGTTAGTATTGTGGTGTAGTAGATATGAGTGTTGGAGTCATGAGTCACAATGTCGGCTTGATTGCTGGCATTGTGACAAATCTATAAATGCGATAGGCGAGTCATACTGGGATTGCGAGGACGATATAAAAAAACAGGTGTCGGGACATGTATTTGAAAGCTTATCGCAAGATGAATTGAAAAATAGGAGGGGTATAAATGAGAAAAAGAAAAAACAAAAACGTGGTAAGGTTGCCACTACAAATAACAAGAGAAATGTTGATTGACGTTGACTACAAAGGATTTTATTTTGACTATGATTTATATAAGTTTTTGGGATTAAATGATTTGGTAATGTTTAGGAATATTAAACAAACACAACATGAGGCGATAGTGCACATAAAAAAGGTGGTGTAAAATGTATAAAGATAAAATAATAATGTACTTTGATTATGACGAGTTAAAAGACAAAATTATGAAAAAAATAGAAGGGTTAAAGCAACAAAGAGACTATACACACGACACATTAAAAGCCATAAAATACAAACAAACACCAACAAGTAAAACAACATCAAGCATAGCTGAGGATAGTTGTCTCGATGTTACCGAGATAGTACAGAATATAGACAAATTAATTATTGATGGATTAATAATGATGCATGATTTGACAGAAAACTACAACGAACTTGACCCGATAGTAAAAAAAATGAGCGAAACAGAAAAAAAGATCATATATTGCAGGGCAAACGACTATACTTGGTATTACACGTCAAAAAAAGCGAACAAAAGCATATCACAATGCAAACGCATATATAACGACCTACAAGCGAACCTAAAATTAACCAAATTAGGCAATAAAACCTATTGAAATTATGGATAAGCTGTGTTAAGATAATAATAGAGATACATATTACATCCAAACGATACGCACTCGACACCCCCTGTCGAGTGTATTTTTTTTAAATAGAGGTAGTACAATGGAAAATTTTAATAAAAAATTAGACAAATGGGAAAAACAAACAAATGATATGATAAATAGTGGTGGTCAATCGTGTATCACGACAGCAGCACCGCTCCCACCTTGCAGATTTGCAAACTTTTGTTACCAGTTAAGAGGTAAAAAAAATATACATTCGGTATTTAGCGACGTTATTGCTGAATATAACATAAAAGAAGATGCAATAACACATTTTGAAAATTTTGATAATAAAGAATACAAATACATATCAGTAATAGAAAGAAGCTCAGGAGATGCCGACGGCTACAGTCATGGCGGTAATGGTTATTCCGTATTAATTTCAAAATACATAAATACTAATTAGCCCCCCCTTACCCTCATTCGAGGGTTTTTTATTTTGCGAAGGTCGAGCAGTTACCCGATAGCTCCCTTCGCATTTTTTTAACACGATAGGGAGGGAATATATGTTAACATTAATCAGACATGAATTACCAAGAAATTACAGTGAAATTGAAATATATCCGGTATCAGATGTGCATGTGGGCGATAGTAATACAGACATAAAATTATTTGAGGATTTCCTTGACTTTGTGATTAAAGAACCAAATAGGTATATAACACTCCAGGGTGACTTGATGAATAACGCTCTGAAATCATCTGTAAGCAACTGTTACAACGAAACAATGTCGCCAAGTCAGCAAAAAGAGTATCTTATCAAAAAATTAAGACCCGTTAAAGATAGGATACTTTGTTTTGTGCCAGGCAATCACGAATACCGATCGACGAAAGATGCAGACAATAAACCAATCTACGATATAGCACTAGCGCTAGAAAAGGAAATGTATTACAGAGAAAACGGCGCATTTATAAAAATAAGTTTTGGCAAAAATAGAACAACAAGTAACGGACTGACTACATATGTTTTGTATTGTACACATGGCAGCGGTGGCGGTAAAGCGACAGGCGGTAGTATAAATAATTTAGAGTCATACGCCAATAGCATTGACAATGTTGATATAGTAATTATGGGTCATGTACACAGAAAAGCATCTACAAAAATAAGCAAAGTTGTTGTAGATGTGCATAACAACGTGATAAGACAAAAAGATGTGCTATGTTTTATTTCGCCAGCATGGCAGGATTACGGCGGCTATGGCATGAGACACATGTTTAAACCAACATCAAAAGGTTTCAGCACGATAGTGCTAAACGGGAAACAAAAAGAATTCAATGCGATAGTATAAAAAATGGCATAAAAAAAAGACCCGGTTAAGGGTCTAACAGAAACAATCTGAAACTCTGGTGATTTTTCGGACTGTCAACATTGACATGTCAACGTCCTGATGCGGACTTGTAAATCCGTCATCCTTGCGTGTGCTCATGCCTTGCTTAATTGAAAAACAAAGGCATGACTCTCCAACAGCAAGACCGGGAAATAAATTACTGTCAGCTTTTACAGCTCCAAGAGCCTCAACAATGGCTCTTGTGTCAGGGTGTCCGATATAATGGGGAACACCTGTTATATCTGGTAAAGTCTTAAGCTCTACCACCTTGTATTGACCGTCCAGTGGTAGGACGGTTGTACTTAGAATCCCCTTTAAATTATTCATTATATTACCTCCTCAAAATTATTTCCGCTATTCCCACGGCGTCAGGTATGCACTTTTACGCCTCATACCCAAGACGTGCGGTTTACCACCGCTTCACAAAGTCCTCAGCCTCCGACTTTGTGAACAGCTGAACCCTCTCAGGCTCAACCCACGGCTCAGTTATAGCCGTGACATAACGAGGCAAATTGCGCTCGTTATGAATTTCACCTGATGTCACCAATTCGGTGACATCATCTATTTCTGGGTTGACAACACCGCAATTTACGGTGCTGTCAATTCTGACAGCATAGTATTTCATAATTACACCCCCCAAACCTTAGCGAGCCTGTCAAGCTCGTTAATATTTTCAACATCTTCAACAATACCAGCTTGGTCACGATAGCAGCGCAATATTGCATCTGCTACTTGGCGGCAACTTGGATGTTTTCCAAGTGTCTCACCTGCTCTCAGTATTCCGTTGACATAACGGAATACTACAAGCCCCCTGCCATCTCTGACAAGGTGCGCTTCGCCAACTAGCGGCGAAGCATTCCACCAATGTTTTATAAAGACATTGGCGTTTTCAATATCTGTGTCGCAAGTTATCCCATTGCGACACTTTGCAAGCTTCATCAAGTCTGTTGCCAGACTTAAGTTTGAAAATTTAAAATTTTTATTCATATTATTACTCCTCCTTTGTCGAGGGTGCTCGTGTCACCCTCTATTATTATAATATCATAATGCACTTACAATGTCAATACATTATGATAAATTATTTTGTGATTGTAATGCTGCTATTATATTAGTAGATACATCTAATGTAACTATTAGTCTAATGTAGCTTGTAATGTCAAGACTGAGCTTGTCGGCTTGTTGTCTCAATAGATGCTTGTCTGTATCAGATAGCCTGATACATAAGTTGCTATTTTTTATATTTTTCATAATTATCACCTCCTTATATATATTTTACTACATTATATATGTAATTACAATGTAATTATTATTTGACTTTTTTGCATATTATTTAATTTGTTATGTGTTTTTATGTTTTTATGTTTGTATTGACATTGTAATGATTATATGATATGATTAATATATAATAAAAACAAGGGGGATTGAGCATGACAAAGATTAATAAAGATACAATAAGACTATCACAAGAAACACAGCTTAAAATTAAACAGGTTAAAGCAGCATTGGAGAGGCTTAAATGCGAAGGTTGCGCATGGAAGAGCAAAGAAAATTGTAAAGAGTGTGAATAAAACAAGGGGAGGGAATATTATGAATAATAAAATTAGGCTACAAAGCGTTGGATGGGTACCAGCAAGACAAGCGAACGAGATAAAAGTAGGTGATAGACTGATGTGGAATTTTGGTTCCGTGTACACAGTCGAAAAGGTAGTACAGAGCAAGACGGGAAAAACAATTGAAATCACAGAAAAAAGCTCAGAAGGAAAAGCATATACAAGAAAACTTGGAAGTACAAGGCTAGTTTGCATTTTATAATAATAGCAATATTAAGACCCAATAAGGGTCTTTTTTTATACAAAAAATAAGAAGGTGATATAATGCCAGAATGGGTTTATTTGTTAATACTGCTGCTGTTTAGTCCGGTTATATTATTTTTATTGAATTTGAAATAATGTATTGACATTGTAATGATTATATGTTATTATTAATATAGAGGCTAGTTAATAGCCTACTAAAAAAAAGGGGTGGATAATTATGTTGCTGTATCACGGGTCAGATGCGGATCAAGAATTTGAGGTGTTGAAGAGCGGTGTAAGTACTGGGACATCACACCGCAAAGAAAATAATGTTACACTATTGGGCGTGTGGATGACGCCTGATAAAGCAGTAGCAGAAGAGTATGCGCAAGGCATGTACACATATACATGCCAAGTCGAATTAGGCAATGTGTTAGACCTGTCCAATTCTATCGAATATACTTTTGAAAGTTTGTGCACTCAAGCGTATGCTGAGTGTACTTATCCGCAGTGTCTGCAAAATGTTATTTTGCAGGAAGCCAGAGAAAATGGATATGATACAGTTATTTTCTCTGACTGCAACAGAGGCTTGGATTCAAAATCGTATGTAGTATTAAATGAAAAGATGATAAAAATTTTAGAAGTCGAATAGAAATCCATAAGAGCCTTAAGGCTCTTTTTTTATGTAATAAAGTAGGTGATTAGATGGCACATAAAACTATAGATAGAGATATACTTAATGCACAGCTTAATGATTATATCGATACACATGATGAACCTATGATACAGGAGTTTTGCCTTTTGTATGGATATGGAAGACAGACAATGTATGATATTGCTGAGGATAACGAACAGATTGCGTACACTATGAAAAGGTTAATGCTTAAACAAGAGATATATTTAGTCAAACAAGCTGAGGCAGGTAAAATAAATCCTGCATTTGCCATTTTTAGACTAAAACAACGTGGTTTTGACTACAAAGACAAACAAGAAATCGAGCACACTGACAAACGCATTCAAATTGACCTAGCCCCAGAACTCAAAAAACTATCCGAATAGCAGCAATGGAGGTATATTATATGAGCTTTACACAGAGTATCATTATTCTGATGCTATTATTTTTCATCAATCTATTATTTCTATATAAGTCATTCAAAAAGTACTAGATTATTTTTTAGTCTAGGTTATAATATATTTGTTGGGTGAACTACAAATAGGCATTAGATGTTGTAATTAGGTTGCATCATATAATGCTTTTTTTGCTGTCCTCTATTCCCGATTACACGAAACTGTTATTTCGTGTAATCGTAAATGTAATATTCCCTAACATATTACTACTGTTATATATAGATGTATATAGCTATGTTCTGTCTATATGATTGATATGTACTATGTGTATTGTATGGGTATATATGTAATGTAATATAAATTATTTTTATTTTTTTGTATATAGGGTATAGTATAGTATATTGGATAATTATTAGTGGTATAGGTTGGTTGTGGTGGTGTGATGCTGGTTAGGGGTATGGGGGGCTACCCGTCCCAAATTAAGGTTCCAGTTGACAGGAAGTTTTGTTATTACCCACCAACAAAATATCCCATCCACAAAAATATCCACCAACAAAAATATCTATCCACATACCCACCCCACCCCATTCCAATTTTTTTTATTTCACGTTTACCAAATAAAATTTTTCATAATTTAAAAAGCATAACTCAACTTAAACTTTACCAGACAAGTATCAGTCAATTAAGAAGAGAGGAATACAAGTACAAATAAACGTATTGCAAGTATTGGTATTAGTTATGTAGATAGCATTTTAGAAGCGTATCATTTTTGACACGTTTTATAATAAAAACGTATCATTTTTGACCTATCCGTTGGAATTAGGGAGGTTTAAGATTGAATAAATATATTGTTACTGAGGATGGAGAAGTAATTGATACCATTGGTAATAATGATAAGATACTAAGAGGTACAAGTATTGATTTCTTAAAAGAATTAGAGGGTGTTCCAAAAGACGAACACTTTACCAAACTATATCATAAAGTAACACCTATGTTAATTGAGTCGGATTTAAGTGCTGGTTGTTTAATAATATTTTTATATCTTGCGACTAATTTACGATATAAAAGTAATGTTGCTAAGTATGGAAATGGAAAGTTAATTACTAGAGAAAATATAAAAAATGATTTAAAATTATCAATATCAACACTAAAGAGGTCGATATATAAATTAATCCGTGAAGGTCTTATTGCCGAGGTAAGAACAATAGAAGGTAAAGTATTTATTGTAAATCCTTATGTTGTTATGGTTGGTGATAAGATTAATAAAACGGTATTTGATTTATTTAGAAGGTCAAAATGGGCAAGGTGGTAGCATGTATCTTATATTATTTATGATTGCTTTATTCTTTACAGCATATGTTCCTACTAAGAACTACAATGATAAGATAAAACTTATTAAACAAAAGGAATTTTTAGAACTAAAAGAAAGTATTATAAAAGAATATCGGCAAAGGTGAAATATGAAGTGTAAACATGAAAATATTGATTATTCTATTGAAACAGAGAATTTTAAAAATGTAGATAGGTTTACTTTGATAACTAAACCTATTACAATATTTGCGTTCTGTTCTGATTGTGAAAAGGATCTACCAAAGCATAATTTATTTGTTGTTTCAGGTGTGTATGGTGATTTTGAATTAAATATTAACATTGATACAAAGAAAGATAAAAAGGTACAACCAGTAAAGCATGGAATACCAGCTTATGAATAAGGAGGGGATTTTATTGGATAGAGAAACTTTAAAAAGCACCATTGAATTAATAATTAAACAGAATGAAAGAGACGAAAGATTTAATAACGCCATGAAGGAATTCATTGGTCAAGGTATTTATGTTATCCCTGAGAATTTTTGTTATGAAGCCTTGATTAAATTACTTAGAAAACAAATTGATCCTTATGATTATATCGAGTGGTGGTTATATGAACCAGTTGAAAAAATTGTAACTGAAAAAGATGGAACTAAGCATGATTTAACCACACTTGATAGTTTATGTGATTATTTAATAAAAAATAAAGATTAGATATAATTTAATAAAAATTATCTGAAGGTATCAAACCTCTAATAATAAACGAGGTTTGATACCATGAAAAAAATAGAACTAAAAGGTGAACCAAATCCAAGACAATTGGATTTTTTTATTGCCAATGGGCGTCATATTGCTTATGGTGGAGCCCGTGGTGGTGGAAAAGCTCAACCAATTACCGAACCAATATTAACACCCGGCGGATATAAACCAATGAGCGATATCAAAATAAATAGCTTTGTTATAGGTAGTAATGGATTGCCTGCAAAAGTAAATCAAATACACCCACAAGGCGAAAAGGATATTTATGAAGTTGAATTTATTGATGGTGCAAGTACAAGAGTTACATTAGACCATCTTTGGTTAGCTAAACGCTCTGGTGGAAGATATAAAAAAAAGGTTTATACTACACAAGAATTAATAGATTTAAACAGCAAAGGCATAAATATTTTAATTCCATTAGTTAATCCAATAGAATACGTAAAAAAAGAGTTGTCTATTAAGCCATATACCCTGGGAATGTTGTTGGGTGATGGATGTCTTGTTAAACCACATGAGACAACATTTACTACAGCAGATAAAGAAATTATTGAGAATATAATAAATGATGGATATAAGGTTAATAAGAGAAAAAGTTCTTATTGCTATAGTATTGTTGATTTCAGTAAAGAAAATAAATATTTAAACGATTATAATTTAAAAGTTAAAAGTGATCTTAAATATATACCAGATGAATATAAATATAGCTGTATTAATGACAGATTGCAATTAATACAAGGCTTATTTGATACAGATGGATATGTAGATAATAGGGGTCATATTGAATTTACTACTGTTTCTTTTAAATTGGCTAAAGACGTTCAAGAATTAATATGGAGTATTGGCGGTAAATGCACAATCAAACAGCATAGTAGTTCTTATCTAAAGAACGGAGAGCGTATTAAATGCAAAGAAAAATATAGACTTTATATTAGAACTAAGATTGACAAATCGTTATTTAGGTTGACTCGCAAAAAAGAAAGATGTAAAGAAATTTTTAATGGTGGAGTTTCTGAATTACAACGAAGAATAATTTCTATAAAATATATCGGGAAAGAAATATGTCAATGTATAACCGTTGATAATGAAGATGGATTATACGTAACAAAAGACTATATACTTACTCATAATAGCTGGGCTATGAGAAGAAAATTTGTATTGCTTGCTATGAGGTATGAAGGATTACAAATACTTTTATTAAGACGTACCCTGCCAGAACTAAGAGAAAATCATATATTACCACTTCAACAAGAATTATATGGGTTTGCTAATTATAAAGACAGTGAAAAATCATTTGTATTCCCAAATGGTAGCAGGATTAAACTTGGTTATTGCGATAATGAATCTGATGTATATCAATATCAGGGTCAGGAGTATGATGTGATAGGAATGGAAGAAGCAACACATTTCACAGATAGTCAAAGAGTATTTTTATCAACTTGTAACAGGTCAACTAGGACTGATTTTTCGCCTAGAATGTATTACACCGCTAACCCCGGTGGTGTAGGTCATGTTTGGTTTAAAAGATTATTTATAGATAGAGATTATCAGGCTAAAGAAAAACCAGAACATTATATATTTATTCCAGCAAAGGTCTATGATAATACAGTACTTATGGAAAACAATCCCGAATATGTTGAGATATTAGAGAACCTTCCAGAAGATTTAAGACGCGCCCATCTTGATGGAGATTGGGACGCATTAGCAGGTCAATATTTCCGTGAATTTAGGAGAGAAATACATACAATAGATGCTTTTGAGATCCCTAAAGAATGGCGCAGATATAGAACCGTTGACTATGGTTTGGATATGTGTGCTTGTTATTGGGTAGCTCTCTCCCCTACTCGTAAAGCTTATGTTTATAGAGAATTGCATCAACCTAATTTGATTATTTCAGAAGCTGCTAATATGATTAAATCAATGACACCTGATGATGAAGAAATATATACAACTTTTCTCCCACCTGATTTATATAACAGGAGACAAGATACTGGTAAGAGTGCTGCTGATATTTTCTATGAAAATGGTATTAAACATCAAAAGTCAATTAATGATAGAATTCTTGGTTGGTACAACATGAAAGAATGGTTAATGGTATATAATACTAGAGATGAACAGACCGGAGAAGAATATAAGACCTCTAACCTTGTTATATTTAAGAATTGTGTAAATCTTGCTAAACATATACCTCAATTACAGTCAGATGATAAAGAACCAAACGATGTAGCAACTGAGCCGCACGACATAACACATAGTTGTGATGCAATTAGGTATTTTTGCGCAACATATTCAAGACCCAGTAAAGAAGAAAAAGAACAACTATCAGGCAATTATTTTAAAACAGAGTTACTCATGAAGGGTTTTAAACCTTACCAGATTAAGAATTTAGTAAAATCAGGAAAGGTTAAACTTTTAGGTGATTAACATGTTAAATCAACTTACAAACGACATTATAACAATAGTAAGCCTTATATTTGGGATTGCAGGGTTATATGTTGGAATATGGGATTTACGTATTGATATGAGAGATTTAAAACAAGATGCTAATGCATTACAAATGAAGGAGGAAGATGACAATGCCGATGGCAAAGGGAAAAAGTAAAAAGGCAATAGGTAAAAACATTAAGATGATGATGGAAGAAGGAAAAGACCAGAAACAAGCTGTGGCAATTGCTATGGATAAAGCTGGCAAAGGAATGAAAAAGAAAAAAGGCAAAGCGTGTAAATAAATTATATAAGGAGGTCTTGGAACCCTTGAAGATTAAATTATTTGAGAACGATACAATTTGTGATAAAGCTAAAGAAATATTAAGTGATTATGTTGAATATACCCTCTCCCCTACTGATACGGATATAATATGGACTGGGCTAACACCTATAACCACAGATAAAATTGTATTTTGCCCATGTACAGGTGTTGACCACATTAAATCACCTAAGATTATACATCTCAACGACAAATGGAAACGTAAAGAAGGGCGAATGATTACTTCTACTGCTGAACATACATTAAGCCTTATTTTACAACTCGCTAAAATGAAGCGTATGCAGTTAAAAGGTAAAAAAATTGGGATAATAGGCAATGGCAGAATAGGAACGCACATATTTAGATACAGTCTTGCTCTTAACCTTGACGTAACATTTAATGACACAAAAGAACGTGGTGGATCAGTTTATCCAAATACACCATTAAATAAATTATTAAAAGAGTCCGACATAATTACGCTTCATGTTCCGCTTAATGATGAAACTCGCGGACTAATATGCGCAAAAGAATTTAGTATGATGAAAAGAGGTGCTTTGCTTGTTAATACAAGCAGACCAGAAATAGTTCATTACTCGTCATTAATTGAAGCTCTTAATAATGGACTTGGAGGGTATGCAGACGATTTTAAAAATGAAAGGGAAATAAAATATCCTTATTGGGTAAATATGAATATTATACAAACAAATCATATCGGCGGTAACTGCATTGAAGCCAGAGAACTAACAGATATATATATCGCCGAGCAGGTTGTAAATTATATAAAGGAGATGTCAAATGAACACAGAAATGATTAAACATTGTGATTTATGTGGTAACAATGATTTTATTCCTGTTTGGGATAAAATTTGGAATATAAAAAATAAAAAAGGAAACTTTGGGATTTTAATAGAACATGATGGGAAATACTACAATTATATTAATGTAATGTGCAATAAATGTGGATTAATGTTTGTAACTCCAAGAATGACAGAAGAAGCAACTACTGAGTATTACTCATCAGTATATAGAAATGATTATGGAATAGACTTAGCAGGAGAAAAATATCACGCTTTTAAAGCAATAGAACATATTGGCAGAAATAAAAAAATATTTAATTTTACAAAAGATAAAAAATATAAAATATTAGAAATAGGTTGTTCAACTGGAATATTCCTTGAGAATATGAAACATGAAAATATAGAAGTTTTTGGCGTTGAACAATGTAAAGAAACTGCTAAGATAGCACAAGATAAAGGTTTAAATGTTGATAATTGCCGTATAGAGGATTATAATGGCAAAGATTTTGACATGGTTGCTATATTTAATACACTTGAACATATGCACAGCCCAACAAGTGTATTAGAAAAGATACACAGCATATTAAAACCTGATGGTCTTATTTATGTTGTGGTTCCTGATTTATATACAAATATGGTAGGCTTGAATGCAGACGCTTTTCTCAGCTGTGCTCATTTGTTTAATTTTGATATAGTAACTTTAAAATTATTTATCGAAAAGTGTGGATTTAAAGCCGAAAGTATTTCAAGTAAAATTGAAATTAATATGGATAAATTACATTGTATAGCCAGAAAATGTAATACAAAAGGATTTGAGATAAAACATGATCCAACTAAATACATACCATATATTCACAACAGACTAGAAGCTATGACAAATTTAGCATTTACAAAGAATATGTTTATTTCAAAAGGGGTGGAATTATATGAGTAAAATTATTGCAGATGCTTGTTTAAACCATCTTGGCAATAAACAAATAATAGAACATATGATAAAGTCAGCTTCCGAATGTGGAGTTGACTTTATTAAATTTCAAGCATTCCAAACTAAACACCTTAATGTTGACGAACCATTTTGGCGTGATAAATACGAATATTACAATAAACTTCAATTAAAAGATGATGATTATAAATTTATAGTGGACAAGTGTAGACAATATAAAATATTGCCAATGTTTACAGTGTTTCACAAAGAAGTAATACCTATACTGGTTGACTTAGATGTTTTTCATTGTAAGATTGCAAGTCCTGATGCTGATAATTACAGGCTTATAAATGAATGTATATTAAGCTTTGATGATGTATTTATTAGTACTGGCATGGGGGTTCCAGACTTTAAATATTCTGCTTATTATTTTTATTGCGTTTCAAGATACCCTGCTCCATATTCTGATATTGACTTTGACAAAATGCCATTATTTGATGGTTTTTCAGATCATACCGAAAATATTATTTCAGCTAAAAAAGCCATTGATTTAGGAGTTAAATATATCGAAAGACATTTCACTCTAGGTAAATACTTGCCGGGTAATGACCACTTATTCTCAAGCACACCTGATGAATTCAAGGAATTATGCAGTTATAGAGATTACAAAAACAAATGTAAATTATATAAAAAAAGATGGAGGTAAATCATGTCAGAGAACATTAACCCTAATATTCCAGAAGGTGCAATAATACTAGATTTTAATAAGTATAATAAAATGCCTTCTAGCAGGAAAAAAGTTGCAATAGTTGGATTTGCAAAATCATGGCCAGAAGCTCCATTCTCCGATGATAGCTTTGAAATTTGGGGATTAAATGAGCTGTACAGATATTTTCAAAAACATAAAGGAACTAGAGCTGATAGATGGTTTGAGATACATAATCCGAATTCACCAAGTAAGAACAATCCAGAGCATCATAAATGGCTTGCTAATTGTGGTATTCCTTTGTATATGTGGCAACATTTTGACCAATTTCCAACAAGTATGCCATTCCCCAGAGAAGAAGTCAAGGCTATGATTAATAGTAATATGATATTCCCAGGTAATAATGATTGTGAGCAATCAAAAATTGGTTCTAGGTTTTCAAATTTTAGCAATCAAATAACATGGATGATATTACTTGCTATATACGAAGGTTTTGAAGAGATACACATTTATGGCGTTGATATGGCTACTAAAGAAGAGATAAAAACAGCTGATGGTACAATATCGGTTGTAGGTGAATATATATGGCAAAGACCTTCTGTTGAAGCTGTGCTTGGCTATGCTTTAGGCAAAGGTGTTAAGGTTCTCATACCACAATCAAGTGAATTATGTAAATATCCACAAGATTATGGGTTTGAAACAGATAACCAAACAAGATGCTTCATTAAAGGACGTAAAAAAGAATTAATACAAACTGATAATAGAATGGCACAGCAAGAAGCACAACTAATGCATCAACTAGAAGCCATTAAGTCTAAACGACAGTCTATTCGTGGCAGTATAAATGAAATAAGTTACCAGCTTGGCAATCATATTGTATAGGTGGGAATATGAAAAATATATGTGTAGTACTAACAAATAGAGCACATTGGGCACGATTAAAAGCATTATTGCATGAAATAAATAATAATATAGACTTGAACCTTCAACTTATTGTTGGAGGTTCTTGCTTATTAGATAAATATGGTGAAGTTGTAAAACAAATTGGAAAAGAGTTTAAAGTTATTGACACAATATATTGTGTTGTACAAGGAAACGAACCACAAAATATGGTAGATACTACAGCGTTGTTGATGAATAAACTAACTACAGTATTTGCAAGAATAAAGCCTGATGTTGTATTGGTTCATGCTGATAGGTATGAACAGCTTGCAGTAGCAATAACGGCTAGTTATATGAATATTCCTGTAGCACATACGCAAGGCGGAGAAATAACAGGAAGTATTGATGATAAAGTAAGAAATTCTATAACACAACTTGCAGATATACACTTCCCTACTACTTATAAAAGCTATATACGAATTAAGAATATGCTTAATGATATAGATAAAATATATCAAGTTGGTTGCAGTTCATTAGACTTAATACCGAACGATTTATCAATAAACGAATTTAATGAGAAGTATAAAGATATAGGTGTTGGTTGCGATATTGACTATAATGATCCTTATATTGTAGTAAGTTTTCACCCTGATACAACTAAATACAAAGATATGGAACGCCAGACAGAGGAACTAATAAAAGCCATAATTAGTATAAATTTCCCTACTATTTGGCTTTGGTCTAATGTTGATGCTGGACACGACGGAATTGAAGGAATGATAAGGCGGTATAGAGAACAAGGAAATTTAAATCATGTTAGATTTATTAAAACATATCCACCTGAGGACTTTATACGGCTTATTTATAATTGCAATTGTCTTATTGGTAATACATCAGTAGGCATCAGAGAAGGTAGCTTTTTAGGCATTCCGTATGTTTGTATAGGTACAAGACAATTAAATCGTGAACATTCAGAAAATACTATACTTTGCCCGATTGAAAGTTTTGCTATATTACATTGTTACAAAATGATTAATAATGAAAGATTTGAAAAGTCGAAATTATATGGAGATGGAACAACATCTAAAAAGATTGTGGAGGTATTGAAATGCTTGCAGTAGTACCAGCAAGGGCAGGAAGTAAAGGAATACCAAACAAAAATATATTTCCTTTATGTGATAAACCGCTTATAGAATACACATTAAACGCAATAAAAAATAGTGACCTTGAAGAATACATTATATCAAGTGATTGCGATAAAATAATAAAAGAATACGAAGCACTTCGCAGACCAAAGGACTTATCACAGGGAGAAAAAGGAAGTATTATAAAAGTCATGAAATATATAGCTGAAATATTTCCAAATGAAGATGATTTCATGATTTTACAGCCCACTTCCCCACTCCGTATTTCTGATGATATAAACAAGGCAATGCAAATATATTACGAACGTTGTGCAGATAGTCTTTATTCTGGATATAAGTTAAAGTATAAAACCAAAAATAAACTTTATGATAAAAGCGAAAATAAATATCATTTTCAAAGAAATAGCGCTATTTTTATTTGTCATAGATATGTCATTGAAGAAGGTAAAATATGGACTGATGATGTTATTGAATTTGAAATGCCTGAAAGCAGGAGTATTGACATAGATGATTTACACGATATGCATTTTGCTGAGTGCTTGATAAAAGGAGGTATATTGAATAATGGAAATATTGTCAATAATAATATCAATATCGGCATTTATCATTAGTATATGGACTTATATAGTTGTTGATTATAAAAAAGATGCAAAGAAACCAGACCCATTTAAAGAATGGCGTCAACCGAATGGGTTATTAGGTAGGAGGAGAAAGTAATGGATATATGTAAAATTAAATGTGCTCATGATTATAACGGAAAACCTTGTATAGGTACACTATCATTTTTGTTTAAAGGTAATGGAATATTATCAAAAAGCAGCGAGACCACACAAGAAATGCTAGATAATTTTGAAATTGCAATTGAAGCTAAATGCACATGTTGTAAACGTAAAACCTTTATACTATTCCCATTTCAATCTGAAACATTTCCACCAGAACCCGAAGATGTATTTCAACCAGAAGAATTAGAAGAACTTGAATAAGTAACTAAACCCTTTGAGGGCATATCTAAACGGTATGCCCTATTTTTTATGTTCTGGAAGGAGGATAAATAATTGGATTATAAAGACGGCAAAGAAACCAAATATAAATACAAAGAAGAGTTTATGACAGATGAAGAAATATCAGAAATAAATGATTATATTGGTAAGTTAAACGATGTAAAAGGCGATATGAACGATCTTTACGACGAATGGGCAGATATAGAAAAATATTACCAGAACGAACAAGAAGATAAGTCTGATATGCCTAATACTAAAATTAATGTTATGAATGCAAATATAGAAGGACAAGCAGCGATGATTACCGAACAGGATATCGCAATCATGACAAAAGGTGAGTCCGTTGATGATGAAGATTTTGCAGAGGATGCAAGAATTGGACTTGAATGGACATTGAGGAAGAATTACTTCAAAAATGTATCAAGAGCATATATAAGAAGATTGCTTAAATATGGTGTTGGTGTATACAGTCTTTATTTTGACGAAGAAGCTTTAAATAAATTTGGACTTGTTAAGATATTCCCTGTTCCAACTAATAGAATATTTATTGATACAAAGATAAAAGACTTCCTAAGATTGCAAGAAGCCGAATATATCGCTGAAGCTATAACAATGTCTAAAACACAATTTGAGGATATATATGGTGAAGATAAAGCGAGTGTTGTTTCATATGGTTCAACCGACAGCGTTGTTGATGATGTATTTGAGATTGACGATGATACAGACGATGACTCAGCAAATGTTATTAAGTTATGGACAAGACATAAAGGCAAATTACGGCTAAGAGAGTTCTCGGGTTGTGGTGTGCTTTTATACGATAGCCATAAATCAGGGGATAGAAAAACAAACCAAAAGGATAACAAATATACTCATAAGCCTTATTATAAATACGTTGACAATAAATACCCTTACTTCATGACTGTACTTTACCCAAGAGAAGGAAACTTGTGGGGTTATGGTGATGGCAAGCTACTTCTCCCCTTGCAGAAACTTTTAAATGAGTTATACGACAAAATAAGAATATGTGCAAGACCTAATTTGATTATGTTTGATATTAATGCTGATGCTGAACTTGATGATTTTGACGAGAACGCTTTAACACCTAGACCATTTGACGGTCAAGCTTCTCCAGACCCTGTTAGAACTTATCCATGGGGCGTAATAAACGAAGCATGGTGGAGATTGCTCATGAATATCCACGAAGAGATACAAAGAATTACAAGGTTCTCTGGTTTGATGATGGGTCAACAGCGTTCAAGTGATACAGCGACCGAAGCAGCTATTCAACAACAACAGGGTAATATGGCTACTGACGATAAGAAACAAATGATACAAACTACACTTACACAGATGATGGAATACATTCTAGCACTTATGATGGAATTCTATACAGAAGGCAAGTCATTTAGAGTTAACCAAGAAGAAAACGAATACAAATGGATTGATTTTAGAAAAATGTCAAATGTTCCTGTTAAAATTCCTGCTTCACAGGATTTTGTAAATTCTTATATGGAGTCTAACCCATTATCTGATATTCCTAAATGGGAACTACTAACAGATAGCAAAGGCAGTCCAATCGGTAAAAATGTTGACCTTGACATTGACGTTTCTATAGGTGCAGGACTTCCAAAGAATAAGGCATTTATTACTAAGTTTATACAAGACCTTGCTGTGGTTCAATTACCTGATGAAATGGGTCAAGTTCGTCCTGCTGTATTCTGGAAAGAATTTAGAGATTTCATGAAAAAGTATATCGGGTTACCGCTTAAAGATGTTGACGAGATAATGAATAATATGATGCCAATGCAACAAGGTATTCCTGGTCAAATGCCAATGGCGCAAGGTATTCCAGGACAACCTGTAATGAGTGCAGATGCTCAGGGATTAGGCGCTAATGGTGGAGTTCAACAAAGCCAAACATCTGATATGGCTTCAAGGGTTGGTGGTATTCTTGGCTAGTGTAGCAGAACACAATCAATTACTTAAAGTTTGTTTTGATGGAAACAAGCATCTTAAACATGTCATGACCTCAAATGAAATACACAAAATGACATTGATAGAAGAAAAATATCCACTTTCAAGATTGCCAGTGTGCGGAGGTTGTGAAAAACTTGCGTACTGGCATCATAACCACACAGCTTATTGCCCTTCATGCGGAACAATAACCAAAGTGCCCATTACATATGCAAGTTATTTAGCTAGTGGGTACGATGTTGACGCTACAGGGAACACGGCTAGAATGGTACTTGAAAAGGAAAGATCAAAAAGATCATTAATAATTCCGAACTTTGGAGAATAGGAGGAAGTGTTTTGTATATCTTGAATTGTAAAAATCTTGATAGGGATTATTCAAAACTTGATTATAAACTCAAAGAAATGAAACCTATCAAAGAACTTGGATTGCCAGAAGAATTCTATGGCGGTCAAGTGTCACATATAGCCTCAACAGAATTTCAAAATATATTAATCCTACTAACAAATAAAATTGATGGATTAAGAGTAGTAGATGTGGCAGTTAAAGACCTAAACAGATTAACACTGGAGTCGTTGAAAACAATAGCCATTGGGAAAGGTTATAAGAAGGAACTGGATAAACCAGAGAATGAAAAAATAACCAAAGATCAAATCATTAAAATGATTAGTCAAAATTTAATCGAGGTTGCTATATAGCAATCTTTTTTATTGCGGTTATTCCGTGTAAAACACGTCAAGGAAAAGACGGTTTAAAACCCCTTTTTAGATGAAATAAAGGTATTAAAATTCATTTATTATACGTTGATTACGGTTAATAATCAGGAGGTATCTTATGAAAGATTTATTTAGAAGTCCACTATGGAATAACGACGATGATTATAGCGGTGGCGAAGGTGAAATTGAAACTGATGTTTCTGAAATTGAAGAAGTGCAAGAACATGGAGAAAATGAAGATGAACAGGAAGTTAATCTTGATGAATATATACCCAAAAATGTTGCGCTACAATGGAAAAAAGAACTAAAAGAAAGTCGAAATCAGTTAAATCAATACAAAGTAAAAGAAATGGAAGAAAGTAAATCCAAGTCACTCGAAAGAATTAAGCGTATGGCTATTGATAAAGGTTACGATGAAGAATTTGCGCATTTCTTCTCAGAAGCTGCAAGTGAAATACTTGCAACAATACCACAAACGCATGACCCTATTTCAGACGAAGTTGAAGCAGAACTTGAAGATATTGGCGATAAAGAACTATTTGCAATGAAAAAAGAAATCGTAAGTAAAGTCAAAAAGTATCGTAAGGCAGATCCTGACTTCTCAATTGAAGATGCAATAAAGCTAATCGGTAAACAACCAAAATCTAAAAAGTCCGAAAAAGAAATTGAACTTGAAGTCGAACAAAGACAAGCCGTTGCAAGACGTTACAACGACAAACAACCTGTTACTTCTTCTGGTTCTAGTGTAAAAGAAAAATATCCAATGTCATCAGATGATATAAGGGTATGGAAACAACTCAACGCAGACGACCCCAAAAGATGGACAAAAGAAAAATATTACAATCTTATGATTAAGAATAAAAGGAGATGAATTTAAATGGCAATTAGACCCGTTAATTGTACATTACAGGGAAGATATATACCGCTTATACCTACTGGTCAAAGTTCCTCGTTATTGCCTTTGAGCAGTGATGCTTTTAAGCTTGTTGTTACAAGTTCAAACCAAGGAGCATTACTTGCGCCCACCTCTGCAACTGCATTGCTTTCTACAGCACAGGCAGGGTTTAACGTAGCAGGAATATTCATAAAACCAGAATACGAAAACGACGCAAGCTCATGTTCAACATTTGGTTCGACATCGGCTAAGTTATGGATTCAACCAATTATGCACGGTGATATTTTAGAAGCTGATTATTCAACCGCTTCCAGTTGTTCTTCTGGAACTACTGGAGATTTCCATACTACTAATATTGGTATGTATTACAGAGTTGGACACAGTTCAGACTCTACAACTCAAGCTCTTAAAGCTGGTGCTGCTGCATTCATTAACGCAACTACTGGAACTAATGCCCCTGCATTTGCTACAGGTAGACAGTTTAAGCTTATAAGCTATAGCACTGATGCCAAGAAATGCGTTGTTATGTACCATGAAAGAGCACCATGGATGGAATACGCACCAAGTTCATAATATTTTTTGTTATAAAGGAGATGAAAACAAATGGCAAATACTCTTACTTCCGATATTTCCAGAATGCTAGAAGCTGGAATTACCGACGTATTTACTACAAACTTTGAAAGTTATCCTATAGAGTACACAAGCTTTACTACTGCTAAACAAGCAAATAAAGAAACAATGATTTATGACAGCATGGGCAATATTGGAGCTGCTACAATCAAGACCGAAGGCGACAAAATAAGTTACAAAAATATTGAACAGGCTTATCAGACAACTGTTAAGATGAAAACTATTACAAATGGTATCAGGTTCTCAATTGAAGCCAAGTCGTATGATTTGTATAAGGTTACTGCTGAGGCACAGGCTAAGGAACTTGCTAGAACTATGAGGGACTTTGAAGAAGATAGAGCTATCAGATGGATTGACAATGTTTCTTCTGCCGCTTATGCTCTTTCTGACGGACAACCATTGGCAACTAACAGCAGACCTCTTAAAAATGCTCCTGGCGTTTTTAATGATACTTATGCAACTGCTTCCTCATTGACTGACCCTGAAAATCATAAGACTATGATTAAAATGTTCGCTGACTTCAAAAACCATGCAGGCACTCCGATGAAATCATACCCAACTAACGGAATGACTCATAGATATAACATGGCTGACATTGAAGAAATTTATCAATCCGACAGAAAAGCTAACGAAATGTCAAACACTAAGAATGTACTTCCAACTATCAAATGGACTTACAGCACTTATATGTCTGATACTAACGCTTGGGGCATGTGGGACAATAGATTTGAACATATCTTATTCGTAAAATTCAAAGACACTTATACCAACTCTGGCGAAGACAAAGAAGAAACTCTTGATTTCTGGTACAATGCCGTTGCAATGTATGAGACATGTGCATTACCTAACATTGGATTTATTTGGAACGACGGATTATAATAATTAATTTGGGGGCGTAATGCCCCCCTTTTTATGGAAGAGGTGAAATAATGGGCAAAAAATATGTAATGGCTAATGGTGCAGATTTTTATTCACAGAATGGCTCAACCGAATTTAAAGTTATTGGGTCAACTGGTGATATAACTGCACAGGCATTATATGCAGGAAGCACAAGCCATATTGTTGTAGATAGTTCGGGTAATATTTTGCTTGGTTCATCCGGTAAATTATTTACAGGTTCTACCGACTCGACTAATGTTGCCGTAGATAGTTCTGGTCAATTATACTATAGAGGTTACGACATCGCAAATAGCATTCAAACTCTTACTTCTGGTGCTGGTTCTTCGGCTTCTCAAATAACTGGCTATGGCGTTACTATACACACAGGAGACACAGGAACCAGTTTGCAAATGGCTGCACCTGCATATGCTGGCGCAAGAAAAACTATAATCTTTACAAAAGGCTCATCTATAGCAAGGACAATCGACTCAACTAATACAACTGGGTCGACTGACAATGATAGAGGTTGGAGTTTTTATAACCCCGGTGTAAGCACTAACAGCTCTGGTATAACATTGACAACTGGAACAACTGGAGGAGCAACCCTTGAATTTATAGCTGTAACGACTAAACAATGGGCATTGTTACCTGCTGGAACTTCTACTCCGGTTTATACATTAGCAACAACCTAATATAAGGGGGCGTAATGCCCCCTATTTTTTTGTAAAAAAGTAGGTGTTATATGTTTAAATCTAGTGGAACGAATATAGGATATAAGAATAAATATTTTAGGTCGAGCAGTTTAGACCTTCTTGGATTAATTAAAAGTGCTGGCGCAGTATTATATTTAGATACAAGAAAAGCTACGGGAAGCGGACTTCCAACTAATTCACCTTTGACAGATCCTTGGGTTGATTTGGTTAGTGGTTCTAGTAATATAGTTACTCCAACTAATTTCGCTGGTACTATATCATCAGGAGTAGTTACGGCAAATCCAAATATTCCATATTGGATATTAGATGGTTCAGACGATCATTTTGTAATTAATCCAAATATACTAAATATTACAACAGCACCACTTGCAGTTTTTGGTACGTTCGCTGTTCTTACTGGGTTCTCAACTGGATATATTTTTTCAAGAAATACTGATGCAGCTTCAAATATGCAGTATGGTATATTTGTTGAAGCAACGACAAATAGAATGTCAGCAATCTTAGAAGGCGCAAACAAACAGACTTCTACAAATAATAGTATAACCGCAAATACTTGGTATAATGCAGGATTTATATGGGATGGGTCAATGGTAAACTTGTATATTAATGGTTCTAAAAATAATACAGCTGCTGGAACATTATCAGGATCATTAACAAATAGAAATTCTACACAAATTGGATGTAGAAGAGCGGCGGCTGGTGGTATATCAACTATACTAAAAGGAACAATTGCAACTATAACTGTATATACTGGCGCACAATGCACGGAAGCAAATGTATTAAAAGCAGAAAATGCACTATCAAAAAGTTATATTTAGGTGGTGAAAATTTGAATAGATATGTATTTGCAAGTGTAGAAAATTTTAGGCAGAAAAACATTGATATTAGCACAGCTAGAAAATCACTCAATGGAGCAATTGCTTTAAAGCATATAGAATTATTGACAGACAATCAATTTAATTCAATTAGGTTTAATGAAAATTTTGAATTCCGTAGCGAAGGCGTTACAGAATTGCTTCAATCTTCTGACTGGATTGACGAGATAAAATAATAAATATATAAGGAGTGAACATAAATGTATGTTAGACCTCTTTTTAGAGAAGCTAGGGTTATACATTCAACCGTAGGTTCAACATCTGGAAGCGTGGCAAATAGTACGTTAAACAGTACGACATATCATCCTTATTTTAGTGTTACTTTGGTTTGTAGCACAGGCGATATATGGATTAACCCAACAACTACAGCAACCACAAATGATTTTAAATTAAACGAAGGTGACTCTATAGATTTAATTGTAAAAGACACGCTTTCAACAATAGCAGATACAACTACTGCTAAATGGCAAGCTATTATTTGGAAGTAATGCATCGAGGGTGGTGTAAATATGGCTAAAAAACTTGGAACACAATTTAGAAAAAAATTCGTAAATGTTGCTAAGCAAATGAATGATATTGCAGTAAGAGCAAATAGTCCTTATTTTATAGATGGGTTAGACTTTGTAAATAAGAATACAAAAATGTTAGGCTCATTTCAAGCAGCTGAAACATGGACTAGTAAAGCAGGGACGCAAGCATTTGATACAACTAATTATATTTTTGGTAGCCGTGGATTAAAAATATCTGAGGACGATAACTCAAGTAATATAATATATTCTAGCAGAGAAAGCATTTCTATTGATATGACTAAACTTGACAATGGAGCAACTTCAACAACAGCTGATAAAATACTTGTTGCATTTTATTGTCAAGATATAACTAAAATTCTTAAAACACCGACAAACGGAATATTATTGTATTTTTCTGCCGATGCCACAGTTGGCGGTAATAATTTTAATTATTCAATTACAGATATTGTTGACGGTTGGAATTATAAACTAATACCAAAATCATCTTTTAGCCAAGGTGGTACTGTGGATTGGGGTACTATACAAAGTATAGCGGTTGCGTGGTATACTAATACAAATGCTCAAAATGCTTATGTTACATTTGGATTATTGTGTTTGGTTGCTGCAACACCGACATTATAATGTGAGGTGATATTTTTGACTACTGCAAGAGAATTCGTAAATTCAAATATTTCAAATGCTCAATTAAACACATATATAACAGACAATTTAGGCATATATAATGTTAAAGATTATGGCGCTGTTGGTGATGGTACAACCGATGACTCAAGCGATATATCAACATGTGAAGGCGTTGCGGATGATGATGGCGGTATAGTGTTCTTCCCTCCCGGTACTTATGTTATAAGTGGGGATATTACAATATCATCTAACGTAACATTATGGTTTGCTGATGGCGCAAAATTATCAATAGACGCTGGAAAAACTGTGACCATAAACGGAAATATATTAGCAGGAAGACAACAAATATTTTCTGGGAGCGGTACAGTCGCAGGAAATACAAAGTTAAATGACGGCGTTTATCCTGAATGGTGGGGTGCTATAGCTGGAACTTCAACAAGTGTAACTGATGATAGCACAAGCGCAATACAAGCAGCTTGTACATTTGCAAGCCAATGGGGAACGTTAAATAATCCTACTGTTAAACTTGCCAATGGTCATTATTTGGTTTCTGACACTATAACAGTTCCATCTTATGTTTCAATAGCTGGTGATGGTTGGGGTAGTATTTTACTTGCAAAGGCTGCAAGTGCATCTGGTTTTAGCGTTCTAAAAGTAACTGCTGCTGAAGCTAATAATATTGTATTTAGCAATTTTGCAATTCATGGTCAAACTGCGACACAGACGCAAACAATAAATGGAATTGACTTTACAATTTTGACCACTGCTGGATATTATTGCATGATAGAAAATGTGTATATCAAAGAAATGCGTGGCAAAGGTATATATATTGGTGGTTTAGGCATGGCTAATTTTAGAATACACAATTCTATGATACGAGATAGTTATACTAATATATACGCTACATCAGTCGACCAATTGTCCATACATGATTGTGTTATAAGAAGTGCTAAAACTGGAACATATGGCATACATTTAGATGATAGTTTTAGGGATGTTACTATTAGAGATTGCAGAGTACAAGGCAATGCAAGCCATGGAATATTTCTTGATTTACCAGCAACAACCAACGGCGATAGAGTAAGTATTACAGATAATTACATTTCAAACAATGGAGCTTCTGGCATATATTCGTCAAAAGTCGGTGTAATGGATATTTTGGGTAATACATTATACGCTAATACTACTAATGGAACATATAATATAGATGCTAATTATATAAATGTCAAGAATAACACAGTTAGAATAAATGGAGAATTTGGCATTGCTTTTGTAAATGTTGACAATGGTAGCATAATGAATAATGAGGTGCGTGGAAATTCTGCTACAACAGACAACACACATGATGGCATAGCAATTTCAGACTGCGACGATACAAATATACAAGGTAATACTGTCAGAAAATATGAAGGCTCTGGCAATGAACAGAGATATGGTATTAACGTCATTGATAATACATGTGACAGAACATTAGTTACTAATAATGATTTAATCAATAGCGGTAAAACTGGCACATTAAATGACGGTGGCACAAATACCAATACAACTGCTGCAAATAGAGTTGCATAAGGTGGTGATATAATGGGTGAAACATTAGGACAAGTATTGGGATATATTAATCAAGTTCTCCCAAATTCGGTTGATACTACAACACTAATTACATTTATAAATGATGAATTAAAAGAAAATTGGTCTTACCTAACATCTACAGAATATTATCAATTTCAATTATCATCTGGCGTTCCTATATATCCCATGCCTACAAATGTAACTATGGATATGATAAATGAAAATGGGTTGCTTGTATCAGACACAACAAGCGTACCTACATCTACAGCCGAATGGAATTCATATACATTTAAGGGTGCAGATGAAGAACTTGACGGCAATAATTATGTTGAAGCTTTAGACGATATTGGAATATATCCAATTCCTGATAATGGTTATTATGCAAGGATTATATACCAAGAATATCCTACAATTATGGCTAGTACAGATACTAACACGCAGTTTAATATATCGGATGATTATATTAAATTGATTAAATTTAGAACACTTGCCAGGGTTGCAAAGTCTGGAAAATTTCCGAGAGTTGACCTTGCTAATAATTATGATGCTGATGCGATGCAAATTGAACGTAAAATGAAAGTTAATCGCAAAAATGACAAAACAAAAACTAATCGCACTAGATTTGATTGGAGAGAATGGCGGTGGTAAAATGGCACAGTGGAACCCTATAAAATATAAGACTAAAAAAATATTACGTCAATACGGTGATGGTATAAACGCATATTTACCACCTTTGGGCATAGGAGAGTCGGAATTAACTGACTCTCTTAATTGTTCGGATGATGATTACCCTTCCATTGCTGTTAGGAATGACAGACAAATATTAGAACTTCCTGCAACGTCAGAGGAAAATGC